TGTTCTTTAAATGATTTGCGAGTTTTCTCTACTTCTTTTTCTGTTTTCTTTAATACTTCTTTTGCGTTCTTACCATCTAGACCTAGAATAGGTGCTTCACCATCGCCCAAAATCCAGTCTCCTGATGGGTCGTCTGGTGTTGTTCCTTGGACTGCTCCGCCTTGCTCCGGATAGTCTGCAATTGCTGGTACTGTTTTATATGATGCTTCGCCGAACATCGCTTTGAACTTCTTAGTGTGCGTTGAAGGTTTTGTCTTTGCTGTAGCATCTCCAGGTGCTGGTTTGTAAGCACTTGGGTCGTCATCTGATTTCTCTGCGCCCTTCTTGAAATGTGCATCTCTGGCAGATTTGGTAGACTTGGACTTGAGTCCTGCAAAGTATTTTGCTGGTTGTGTACCGTCTTTATCGGCGATATCTTTATCTTGTCTAACTTCGGTGTCATCGTCTTTCGCTGATTTCTTTTCTGTAAGGTCGGATATCCACTTTGTATGTACATTACCATCTGCTCCTTTGCAGTACAAGAAGTTTGTACCTTGTTCTATGATTTCAAATTCTTCATTTAGATTTAAGTCTACTACAATGTCACCAACATTAAACATGTCGCCTACTAGGTATGCTTCTCTGAATGCAATACGCTCAAATTCTACATCTTCTTTAATTGAAAATACTTTACGAATTTCGTTATAAATTGCTTTCTTGTCTGCATCAGATAGTTTAGATGCTAATGCACCAGCAAACTTCTTATAGTTACCTTGCTTCGCATAGTCGCGCAATAGAGTACCAGAGATACCCTCAACACCTTTTGCATTAGGGTCGCGCTTGCCTGCAGACTTTGATGAGATGGAATTAAAGTTAAATTCTTTTCCGTTGTATTTTTTGATGAGATTGACCATCTCACCTTCGCGGTCGTCACCAAATACTAATGTGATATCTGTATAACCGTCCGCTTCTAATTCTTTTGCAATCTCAATGATTGTTCTTGCTCTAGATGATTTAACTGCAGAACCAAATGCCTTCTTTGCATACTTGACTTTATCTTTGTATGACAGAGGGTCTTTCTTATTGTTCTGAGTATGTGATAGATAAATTCGTGCGTCTGCGCCAGATGCTTTCGCTTCTTTCGCTACTGCATTCGCAAGTTTCTCATGTCCTGCTGTAGGAGGATTCATGCGACCAAAAGAAAATACAACTTTCTTTTCTTTTGCTTCCTTCAGTTTTTGCTGAAGGTCTGTAAACTTTAATGTCATTTTTTCACCCAATTTTTTGCGGCAGTGAAGTTAGCACGACTGAACTCTAAACGGTTCACTAGTTTAACTGCATTACCTTTAATTCTATCAACTGCCACAAACCCTTCTGGTTCAGTGGTCTTTAGTCCATTATCTGTTCTCAGAAAAGTACCGATTGATTTTACTTTCGATAGTTTCTGCACCAATACATTTTTAGCGTCCATTATATAAGTGTATAACAAAGTTGTGTTTTGCAAGTCTGTTTCTTGCTGATGAATTTTTTTCAATCCGTCAAGTTTAATCTCATTATATTTTTGTTTACCTGCATCAGACTTCACACTTTCAATCTTCTTGTCTAACTTAGTAGTCCAATAGTTCTTAAAGTCAGAAACCATTGTGTTACTATCAGGCAAGTCATCTGCACCTCTAAAATAAGAGTTCAGATGAACTTTAAAATTAGTTTCGATAGCGAATTGGTTCTTTTCATCAAAGTTCGCAGACATCTTATCCAAGTAGGATGAGACTTTAGGTAGCAAACTTTCAATCCGTTCGATGTAACCATTGAGGTTTTCGGTTTCATCTTTAGTTAGTGTAACTGTGCCTGAAACATCTTTATATGAGGCATCATCGAACCAAACTGTCTTCGTCTTTCTCAACTTACTAATATTTATATTAAACGATGCTTTCATCGTTTCTAGTGTCTTACCTTTGTATTCTGTATGAAAGATAATACCCATCTTTGTGCTTTGAACGAACTTACCAAGAGGTCCTTTCTTAGGAATAGCATATACAATTGTATTAGGTTGAAACGTGATATACTCTTCACCATCAATAGTCTTAGTTGATAAATCAGATTTAGTGTACATCATGTCACCTTGAATGACACCTGTAATGCCCAATTTAGATAGTTCTTTCAATGCAACTTCTAACTTCTCAACAAGACCACCTGTGTGGTTCTTGCGAATGTCTGCAGATGTGTAGTTTAGTTTAGGGTTTTTATTAAAGACTGATTTAGTAGCAACAAAGAACTTACCATTCTCAGGATTAACACCACAGAAAATAGCAGGTGCGCCATCCCACTTTGTGGTGATGTTCACTGCACTACGAACACTTGAACCAAGCATGTCGCGAACACCTTTAAGGAACTCGATTGCGTTTACTGCGCCATCGGCACCATCGGTGATAATAGTTTCCTCAATATGCGTCAAATGCGTATTTCGGTTTTCTGTCAATTCTTGATGTGCTTTAAAACTTTTCATGATAGTATTATACCATATCTTCCTTATTTGTCAAGTCTTTTTTTCACTTTTTCTCATTTTTTTATACTATGTGATATTTTTGTCACACATTATCCTAGTAACTTCTTACCGGTCGCCGGTTTGGACACATAATCAAGCAAAAAGTGAGTTGGTGCTATACCACCTTGTTTGTTTCTTATATTTAGTTTAAAATCAAAGTACGAATTTGAGAACTTCATATCAATACGTTTTGCTAATCCGTTTGTAATACCACCATAGTATAGTGTAAATTTAGAACCTTGAATATTTGCATACTTCTTATTCTCATCAACACCAACCCACCAGCAATATGCTTTACCGCCACCTTGTCCGTGTGCCATCCAATAGTTGGCACCAATTGCACTTTGTAGTAGTGATGTGAGTAGCACTTTATCAACATTCGCAGTCACATCAACAATGTGTGGATTTGCCGCTTTCTTTCCTGTGCCATAGTTATTGAAGACTGCACAGAATGTAGCGTTATCAATACCTAATGCTTTAAGTAGTTTCACACCCATATCGTTGGTGATGATTCCATTTGTAACTTCTTGCTCAGTGAATGGTTTTCCAGGACCCTTCACGCCAGTATTAACAAATGTTAATGTGCTAGAGAATTTAGCAGAAATGTAGGACTCAGTTCTGTCAGAGTGATAGACTGTGATATCAGTCAACTTCTTTCCAACATCTGCTGGATTACCTGGACCGATTGCAACCTTACCACCCAACATTATGAATGGTCGACTTTCATTCGCACCACCCATTTGTTTAATCTCTTTGACTGGTGAACGATTTCTTTTGCAAACTTCTGCAATTAACTGTTCTGCCAATTTAGCATTTACGTTTGTTGATTTGATACCGTTTGCATTTTCAACTAGTGCGGTAGATAAATCGCGCTCAAATTTAAGTCCGAGATTTTCTTTCTTACCACCCGCAGGTTGTCCACCAAACTCTTCAGTCTTTGTAAGTTTTGTTACAGGAATTATTGATGTTCTCTCTTGACCAGTATAATGACCTTTCAACTGAATGGTATTACCTGTCTGTCCAGCAAATGCGAGTATAGTTTGTGCTAATTCATCGCGCACACTGTTCATGGAGTTTGATGCTGTTCTCAATGTTTCTTTATCATTGATGATAATTGCAGTTGCTTCAAACGTGCCATCGTCTGTGTGAAAAGTGGATGATTTACTATTCATCTCTAATACCTTCTCAACTAAAAGCGTTGGACGGTATGCGTATTTCGATATCTGTGGTACTGATAGATTTGCCATAATAGTATTTATCCTTTTACGGGCAAGGGTCTAAATTAAATTTGATTTCCAGCATTCTTCAGCAAGTTTGTCTTGTAGACGATATGCTTCTTTCTCCCACGGCAGGTCGTAGTACTCAGTATCAAATGATATTTGTGTGTTTTTCCATCTTGCACTACCTGACCGAATGCCATCATCCATCTCTTTTTTGGCATACTGTTTAACGTGTACCATTTCATGACAGATGGTAGTGACTAATGTTTTAATGTTTTGCTTTTTGTCGATTTCAATTTCGAAAGTACGATTATCATCTGTCATCATGCAATAACCGATAGCATCACACTTGATGTTTTTGAATTGTATTTCGATATTAAGAGTTCTTACACGCGGCATAAGTCTCTTACAAAGATAGTTAACTACTTTGATAGCAATATCTCGTTGAGTTTTATTACCACCAGTCGCTTCAACTAAGTTCATACGCACCTCTTTTCTCATCATTATATGTATATTATACGATATAAATGACGATATGTCAAGTACTAATTGAATTTAAATGTTGTGTAAAAACAACAACTTATGAAGTTTTTTGTAGAAATTTAGGAACGGCAAACTCACCGAAACCACTTCCTTTGTTCATATTGTCGCACATATTCTTAGCATCAATTTTAGATGGTGAAACTTGAATTAAGTCACCATATTGCTTATCATGAATGTACCAACAGTTCTCTTCACCATTGAAGACTATTTTAAACCTTGAATTGTGAGAAGTCTTTATGCTTTTTGTCATTATTTCTGTCCCGTAATTTATCAAATCCATTATTGTTTTCAACTACTTTTACCTCGCTTACAGTTTGTTTAGGTTTGTTCATGTTTTCGATTAAGTCATCTTGTGCGGATTCTTCTACATCATACAACTGCATTTTTGCTCGGTCAATACCTAATACAAAACGCTTGTACTTGGTTGGATCATTGTATCGATTTTTAAGTTGCTTAACTAGAATTTGATGTTGTTGTTCTAACTCTTCATTTGATATGAGAGCAAACATAAAGTCACAAGTAGCAGGTAGACCAAAGGACTCTGATGTATCTTCTAGTCCAATATCAGTACTACTAAAACCTTGTCTTGTTGTCTGCGTTGCAGAGATAATTGGTACATTAAACTTAACTGCAAGTCCACGCAATTCTTCTGCAATAGATTTAATCAGTGTGTAAGAGTTAATGTTTGAACCTGCTTTGAAGCGAGATGATGCACAGATGTTTAAGTAATCAATAAAGATAGCATCTGGTTTAAAACTCTTCTTCAATGCAAGTTCACTTAGCAAGGACTCAAAGTGTCCAGCATGTGCAGATGCAGTAGGATACTCTTTGATAATCAACTTACCATGTGTTTCTTTCTGCACTGCCGCGATTTTCTTTTGAAACATTGTCTTCGGTAAGTCTTCTAGCGTCTGAATATCCATACGCATTAGATTAGCATCGATACGTTCTGCAATACGCTCTTCTGCCATCTCCATAGTAATGTACAAAACATTCTTATTGTGCATCATATAGTTTGCGGCAAGATGGCACATAAATAAGGATTTTCCAACGCCCGTTCCTGCTAGTGCTACATTAAGTGTTTTGCTTGGTAGACCACCTTTTGTAATCAAGTCAAAGTACTTGAGATTGAAAGGTATCTTCTCTTCTTTTGTGTGATAGAAATCATATCGTTCATCAGACATTTCGAAATAGTCATGACCAACATGAGGATCAAATGACACTGCTAGGGCATCAGATAAAAGAGATGGAAGAGCATCTGGATTTCTCGTTTTGTCTTTTCCCTCAATTATCTGAATACCCTCTGCAATGGCATTGTAGATTGCTTTCTCTTTGCAGAATTTCTCAGTAACATCAATCAACCAGTCAAGGTCAGCATTTTCTGTATTTAATGTATTAATAACTTCAACAGTAGATTTGAACTCTGGTTCAGGAATATTATGTGCTTCGTTTAACTCAATAGTTAGAACTTCAGCAGATGGCATTTTATTGTAC